TGTACATTTTTACCTGCTTCGTAAACTGGCTGACCTTCATATGCACCTCTGTACATTAAGTATCCACCGTGGTAACTAAAATCTGCTTTATTAAACTGTGTCATATTCAACTCCGTTTTTTTATTGTCTATACTTATAGTATACAGTAAGAAGTCTTGGTTGTCAACCAGAACCGCCATAAAAAAACCCTTGTATTTCAAAGGGTTGTAAATTAATTTAATTTTTTATTCTGGATAGTGTTTAAAATCGTCAAAATATAGGCCTAATGATGCCCATATTGCGTCTGGGTACAAACTTGTATACTTGTTTGAATTCTTTTTATAGCTTTCCCATAAAGTTTTACTTGCATCCAACTTACTGTAGTATTTCCAAAACTCTGTATCTGTGCGATTACTTAACATATAATGGTGTAATATGTAATCTGAGTTATCTTTTTGTACTTTCATTATTGCCTTGTTGTATGCTTTTGGTGGTGAACCTTTTAATATACATCTTACTAGTAGTGTGATACTGTATTGTACTAAAAATAATCCATTTGCTTCTAATGGATCAACAAACCCTTGACCAAGTCCAATTGATACTACATTATCTACCCAAGGGTTCTTCAGTACACCTGGAGTCCATTTAAGTAAACGTGGCTCTATTCCTTTAAATGGTGTTCTGTGAGCAGTCCATTTTTTAAACTTTTCTAACGCTTCTTCTTCGCTTACAAAATCAGTACTAAAAACATAACCAGTTCCTGTTCTATGTTGCAAGTCTACCATAAACTGCCAACCATCTGGTCTAGCGAATGTTTTTGTATATGGTATACTTTCGCCTTCTAGTTCTAACGGCCTAACCCAAGAACGATTAACTTTATGATGTTCACTAAATGTTTCTTCTGTTTTATCTTTGACAAACTGTCTACGAAATCCTGTAGCGTCTACATATAAATCATATCCTGGTGGAAGTTCTTCTAATGTATCAATAACATGGTTAACACGTTTACAATGATCACGTACAACGTGTCCTGCAAGGTTAGCATCTAAATGATATGCTACTGCTCTCCATCCTTCTTTATCGTACAAGTCTGGATTTATATCATCTCTAACTTTTTTACCTTGCTTAAATTCTTTATACCAATCATTAAATAATGTTTTAGGTTCGTTTTGCCAAAAAGTCATTAAGTATGGATCTGCACCTAATGCATCCCATTCGTATTTTATATTTCCATATTTGTGAACTGCATTACATCCGTCCATCCATTCTTTTTCTGGAATACCTAGTTCTTCAAAAAATGCACCTATTTGTGGAAGTGTTCCTTCTCCTACTCCTACAGTAGGAATTTCATCACTTTCTATAAGTGTTATTTCTGCATCAGGTAAAAACTTTTCCATGTAACCTGCACACCACCAGCCTGCTGTTCCACCGCCAATAATACATATTTTCATCCGATATAATACCTTATGATTATGAACGAGCTAATACCAATCCATAAACTATTGAATGCTACTAATGTAGGTAGTAGCTTTTGTTCGCTCACCCATATTAACAACGCTGAAGTCATTAATGTTATGAAATGTGCCCATATAACTTCTTTTCCAAAAATTATAGCAGGAAGTATCACAAGTAGTTTAGCAGTCCATGCTGCTGCTTCAACTACATTGTATCTTTTTAGCCAATAACCTTTACTAAACCATAAACAATAAGATTTATGTATTTCCTTGAAACCAACTTTGTTATAGACAACAAAAACAATTGTTGCCCATAATGTTAGTGTTAATATAGTTACCATACTATTATTTATCCGCTTTTATTAGTCTTTCAAACTCTCTAAGTCTTTTATAAACACTTGCTAATTCAATAATTGTTGGCCATGCTTTTAACAAATATTGCATCGAACCTTCAACTCTTCCAAATGCTCTTATAATTTGTTGCATAACACCTAATGTTACAACACCTGCTACAATAGCTGGAGCTAAGAAAACATAAGCTGATAATACATTTGCTTGTAAGTATGAAAGTCTACCTATATTAAAATATAAATATCTTATATAAGATTTAAAGTGAATTCCTCTAACATCTTGGAATATTTCTTCAATTGTTTTAGGACGAATAGTATTATCATCTTCTGCAATGACAAGTATCTTTCTGTAAGCTGCTTCTTTCTTTTGTAAGTCATATTCGACTCCAACTAGACGCAACACCCATCCTAATGCTATTAAGAATATAGTTCCACCAACAGTCCATATTAATGCACCTGTTATTAATCCATATTGCCAATCACCAAAGAAGAATATTGGAATACCAGCTGATAATCCTAAAAGAATAGGAATAAACTGTATTAACACCATAACTGATTCAATAAAACTTGTACCAAGTGATTCCATGATACGACTAAACTTAATTGTATCTTCTTGTACACGTTGAGCCGCACCTTCTATTGTACGAGCTTTATCGTATACGCTGTGATACCATTCTACCATTGCTGCTCGCCAACGGAACAGATAGTGTGCTGTAAAGTAACTGATAAGAACATATATTAAAACATAAATTGCGGCCAAGTAAAAGAAACTTGCTAAACTTGCCCAGTATTCACCAATAGTTATTGCATTTGGCTCGCCTAATGCTTTTTGTATCATATCATAAAATTGTCCAAACCATTCGTTAATTTTAACGTCAATTTGAACTTGTATCCATAAAGAACTCAGGATAACAGCTGAACCCAGCCATGACCATAACTTCCAATGGGTTTCTGTAAAAAATCTAAACATAAGTTTTCCTCTTATAAAATGTAGTTTTAACTACACACATAACTATTTATATGTTTCTACGATACGAAATTGCATAAATACAATATAACAAGGAAACCTACATGCCAAGATTAAGTTTATACAAACCATTTAAAGGTAACGACTATAAGTTTATGGATCATGCAATCCGTGAGCAATTCGACATAGGTGGTACCGGAATACACGTACACAAGTACTTAGGCCCAAACGTTAGAAGAGATAGTAACGACCCTAGTGAGCCTAACTACGGTAGTGGTTTAGAAGTTGACAATATAACTGGACAAGAAATAAATCCCGAAGGCAACATAGACGAAACAAAGATACAAGATCTATTGTTTATGGAAAACCGAGACAGGAAGTATGATCCAGATATTTTTGAATTACGTGGAGTATATAATGTAAGTGACAACGACTTTGACTTAACCCAATTTGGCCTATTCTTAACAAACGATACACTTTTTATTAGTTTTCACATTAACGACATGGTTGAACGTATGGGTCGTAGACTTATGCCAGGAGATGTAATTGAATTACCTCATTTAAGAGATGAATTATTGCTTACTGCGGAACGTGAAGCTATTAACAAATTTTATGTAGTACAAGATGCGGCAAGAGGCAGTGAAGGATATAGTCAAACATGGTATCCACACATTTGGCGTGTTAAAGTAGCACCACTTACAGATACACAAGAATACGCAGATATACTTGGTACTGCTAACGATCCAGACAGTTTAAAACAAGATTTAAGTAATTATAAAACAGAACTTAACATTAGTAATGCAATTGTAGCGGCTGCTGAAAACGCAGATCCATTAGGGCTTCCATTAGCAGAACATTTATTTGGACAAGAAGATAAAACTGATGAATATGTACATGGCGACACACTAGTACAAGGTGATCAGTTTCCAGCTTTTCCAAATGATGGAGAATACTTTGTTAGAACTGATTTCCAACCAAATAGACTGTTTGTAAGACGTGGAAGTAAATGGCATAGATTATATGACAATATTACTGGCCAAACTTGGAGTGATAGAACATACAATGCAAGTAGCTTTATTAACAATAATAAAACAACAGTAGTAGATGATAAAGAACAGCCAGAACGTCAGGCAATATCACAAGCTATTAAACCTAAGAGTGATTTTAAATAATGGCACAACAATATTTTTATGATAAACAAATTCGTAGATACATTCAGCAATTTATAAGATTGTTTAGTGGCTTTAACGTTGAAATGGGAAAGAACGATCAGGACTTAGCTGTATTCCAACAAGTTCCTGTACGTTATGGTGACATTAACAGAATGGCTGCCCACATAACAAGAGAGAACAGTGAAAACATTATTAATACTGTTCCATTTTTAAGTTGTTATGTAACTAGTTTAGACATGATGGCAGATCGTAGAACATATCAAGATCATGTTGATAAGGTTCAAGTGTTTGAAAAGAAATATGACGACACTACAGGAGCATATACTAACGAAAAAGGTAACAGCTACACAGTTGAAAGACACGCACCCGTTCCTTACATGCTACAAATGAATACTGACATTTGGACATCTAACACAGATCAAAAATTACAGTTAATGGAACAAATACTTGTATTGTTTAATCCTACATTAGATATTAGAACTAATAGCAGTGTAATAGATTGGACAGCACTAAGTCATGTAGAGTTAACTGGAACAACATGGAGTACTAGAAGTGTTGGTTCTAGTATAGATGATATTATTGATGTTGCAACGTTAAGTTTTAACATACCAGTATACATTAATCCACCAGCTAAAGTAAAACAACAGAAATTAATTCACACTATTATCAGTGAACTTTATAACCTAGACGAAGACAACTTAGACTTGTTTAAGAACGAACAAGCATTCGACAAAAAGACGTTACAATACACAGTTGTAACATATGAAGATAGAAAAGTAAAGTATGAAGATGGCAATCTGCAATTACTAAATCAAAACGGATCTACATTAGACGACGATGGTATAACTTTAGATTGGTCTAAAGAATTACTAGCATTTGGAGTTTTAAGACCCGGTATAAGTCAATTGCGACTTAGAAAAAGTACACAAGTATCTGATGTAACAGAAGATATTATTGGCAGATTAGACATACATCCATCAAATGTAAATCTATTAACAGTCGACATAGATGCAACAACATTACCTACTAATACATTAGGTACAGTTGATGCTATATTAGATCCAGCGATTAACTTCCCTGGCGATGGTACTATGCCATCAGCAGCTACAGGCCAAAGGTATATCTTATTATCTGATTTACCGTCAAGCACTAATTGGGGCAATGTAGTAGCTGGTAAGTATGATATCATAGAGTATAATGGGTCAGCATGGATTGTAAGTTTTGATAGCTCTAACATTTCGGCAGTAAATTACGTAACTAACGTAGCAAGTAATGACCAATTAGAATGGAATGGCTCTGAATGGGTCAACAGCTATGAAGGAATTTATAATGCAGGCTACTGGCGACTATATCTGTAACACAGATGATCCATGCGACGATTGCACACATTGGATAGGCACACTATAACATGATAACAGCAAGCGGTTGCTTATTTTTAAGCACAGACACAGGCAGAGTTATGCTACAGCAAAGAAGTGGCGCTGTCAACCATCCTAGAACATGGGGCTTTTTTGGCGGCAAAGCTGAGGGTAAAGAAAGACCTGTTGAATGTTTAATGCGTGAGGTTGAAGAAGAATTAGGATTAGTTCCTGATGTTAAAAAAGTTATTCCAATTAACAAGTTTACAAGTCCTAATAAGAAATTTATATACCATACATTTGTAGTTACAGTAGAAGAAGAATTTCTTCCTATATTAAATAATGAAAGTGATGGTTATTGTTGGGTTAAAGTAGGTAATTGGCCTAGGCCGTTGCACCCTGGTGCTAAGATACAATGTAGTTCAAAACAGTTCATTAAAAAAATAAAAACTGTATACGAACAGCATACTACGCCGTTGGAAAAATAATACCCATTTCTTTTCTAGTAAACATTCTATCTAAAAATGCATTAAATACTTCTTCAGTATCATATTGATGAAGTTCGCTAAATTCAGGATCAACTTCAATAATTTCTTCTATAGTTCTTATATTATATGTAAAGCCTAATGCAATTGCAGTTTCTTTCCAACCCGAATATCTTTTTAACTTAAAATGTTTTTTTATTTCAGCACATTCAATTTTAACTTGCTGTAGCATTTTTTCATCATTCTCGTACCAAGTGTACATCGGGTAATCAATGTCCCACCCGCCTACATGTTTCCACCATTTAACACATTCTTCTGGTGTATCGTGGAATGCCCATATTGTAGCTTTTGGAAATAATTCTTTTAATAATGGTATATGATAACTAAACCAATGACTTTTAATAATTTTAATCCCATGGTCCCAATTAGCAAATGGTGCTTTAAACTCTTTTACTATTTCTTCTTTTGTTAAATGTTGAAGTAAATCAAACTTATGACCTACTGGATTATCCGGACCCCAATATGCGCCTCTGTGCCAGCCAACAACTTCTCCATTAACTTTTTTTCTATAAACAAAGTCATTTTTATTATCACTTAAATTAATATCTCTACATAAAAGACTAAGCATACGAATTGCTCCACTCCATCTAGAACCTGGAGCTCCTGCAACTATTATTAAGTCTTCACCTTGGTATTCCATTATATGCCTTTGTTAAGTTCTGTTAATATTTTATCTGCTAGATAATTATGAGTTTTAGGTCCTGGGT